GGTGGAGGTGATGCCCTTGTTGTAGGGCCCGACCAGCAGCACGGTGGGTTCGGCGCCGTTCAGGTAGCACTGCTGGAGCAGCCCTTTCACCATAGCCTCGGTCAGCGCACGCTGGGTGCCGTCCACGGGGGCGCTGCCCTCATTGGCCGCGTTGGCGCCGGTGGCACCACGGTCCACGTTGGAGGCGATCCAGGACTCCCATGCGCGGGTCTTGCGAGCCACGGTGCCGGAGCCGTTCACGCGGCCCTGGGGCCCGCAGAGGATGGTCTCCATGTCGCGCTTCAGTTCCTTGGAGCGCATCGCCATCTGGTGGGCCATTTCCTTGCGCTTACCGGCCGGGTTCGCAGCGTTCTGGGAACCAGAGACGGTGGCATCACGCTTGGAAATCTGCGCCACGTTGGACACACGGACAGTGGGCTGAGACGCGGAGCGGGTCAGCTCGAAGCCTTCCAGCTGGGCGTTGTCGCCATCGACGGCCTTCAGGTTCTCCACCTGCCAGTCGTAGGTGACGTTGGTGACGTTCCGACGGCCCGCCAAGGTGATGAACGGCGTGTCGTAGGGGTCGATGTTGTAGATCGCGTCGGACAGGTCTTCCCTGTTCGCCTGCGCATCATAGGTCTTGAAACTGTTGGCAATGGCCATGGCTGCATTCCTCGGGTTTAGTCATCCAGCAGTTGCTCAAACACACCTGCTGCGGCATCAACGCTTTGCTCTTTTGCGAGACGCTGTGAGGCTTTGCGGCGCTTGACTGTGGAGGGCTTCTGGTTGCTCGGGGTTCCCGGCGTCAGGGGCTTGGTCGTCACCTTGCGCTTGACCTTCTTCCGGTCCGGCGCCAGCTGGGCTTTCACCAGCTCTTGGTACTTGGCCGCGTCCCTCAGCACCTTGATCGCTCGGTGGTCGATGATCTGCTGAAGCTCCTGGGGCCTGAAGCCAACCTGACTGCCGTAGGCATTGATCAAGGCCACTTCACGCTTCTGGACTTCCGCATCCTTCCACTCTTCGATCACCTCCAGCAGTCTGGCCTGCTCGGCCTTGGCCCACTCGGCCTGCTGCTTGAGGGTGTGCTGCTGGGTCTCCTGTGCTACCCGCTGCTGCTCCTGCTGAATCGCCTGCACCCGGTCTTGAATGGTGCGTTCCCTGTCGCGCTCTTCGTAGTAGGTAATCTCGTCCTGCTGCTTCAGTGCCTGCCACTCGGCCTCTGATCGGCCGGATAGGCTTGCCTGGAGCCGCTGTTGGAACGTGGTCAGCAGGTTGCTCCACTGCTGCTGCTGTTCCAGAACTTGAGCCTTCTCCTGCTCGACGGCACGGCGGTGTTCAGCCAGTTCCTGGGTCTTGCGCGTATAGTCCTGGGTCCGACTATAGCCATCCTGAAGCTCTTTCAGGGTGACTTCGACTTCTTCACCATCGACCTTGACCTTCACTTTCGTGGCTGGGTCAACCTCGGTGGTCGGCTCTTCCTCGCCGTCGTCGTCCTCGTCGTCCTCGGACTCGCTCTCACTATCGTCATCATCGGACTCACCCTCGTCATCCTCGGGCTCGTCTTCTGGGCCTTCCTGGCCGGTGTTGGAGGGCTCTTCCTCCTCACCTTCCGCCTGATCATCGTGTTCCTCGCCTTCCTCGAAGCCGAGCACGGATTCCCAAGCAGTCGCTGCATCGCCAATGTCGGACCCTTGAAGGTCAGGGGCTACCCGCTGCTTATCAGCCATCACTTATACTCCCGTATCACATCAGATTGGAACCTTGGTGTCAAGGTTCCCGGCTACTTGCCTTCCATCGTTTCCCGGGCCCGGCGGCTATTCAGCTTCCCGGTGGACACATACTCATTGATGTGCTGCCGGAGCTTATCGACCGCGCGGACCATGAAGTAGGCGCGCTCACGGAATTCCGCATGCGGGCCTTCAGTGCGCTTCCACTCCTTGGTGTAGGCTTCCTCGATGTCATCGAGGGCCTGGACCCAGAGGGGGTTGTCCAGCAGCGCCTGGGCCGCGTTGATGTCCCGGTCCTGCTGGTCCTTGGGGGTTGGCTTGATGTTTGTCGCCATGGGTTACATCGCTCCCTGTGGGGGTTGTTGCGGTTGTTGAGCTTCCTGGGCCTGCTTCCTGGCCGCGTTCAGCTCATGAATGAGGCCCAGCGCGTAGCTGTGCCCTTCGCGCTCGCGCTCGATTTCCGCACGTATGCTCTGGATGTCGATCTGCTGGCCCTGGGTAGCGGCCTGTTGGGCGCGCAACAGGATGTCGGCCATGTTCTTGTCGCGCTCCCGGTCGTCCTTCTGGATGGCTTCCCAGATTTTCAGCTCCAGCTCCTTGAGCTTCAGCATGCCATCCTGCTGCACCCTGGCGGCCTCGGCCTCGGCCAGAATGAGCGCGGGGTCCGGCTGGGGTTCGGGCGGCGGCGGCTGGATGGCCGGGTCGTCCGGGTCTTTGAAGTGCCGATGGGGGTCCACGATGCCCCCCAGCCTGGCGATTTCCACCAGGGTGTTGACATACTCTTTGATCCCGGCCACGGGGTTGTTTGGCCCTGCCATCTGGATAGCCTGCTCCTGCTTGGAGGCGATGGCCTGCAGCAGCGTGAGGCGCTGCTCCAGCGACGCGGAGCCGAGCGGCACCGCAATCTTCACGTCCATGGTGGCCTTCCAGGCGCGCGGGTCCACGGCGATGAACCGATCATTCAGGCGCACCATGGTGGCCCTGTCCATGTTCTCGGTAGCCAACTTCAGCAGAATCTTATAGAACTGCTTCAACCCACCCTCGATCATGGTCCGGGCGATGAACTCGATCCGGGACATCGCCGCCTGGGTGGCATTCTCGATGGCATTGGCGGCAGTGGACTGCAGGGCGTCAGCATTGAGGCCCTGAGCCGCCTCATTCATGCCGGTGCGGGCCTCGGCCAGTGTGTCGAGGTACTGCATGATCGGGTATGCCTTCTCACCAACGAACGGCTGGACCAGATACTCAATCATGCCCGGGCGGTTCTGACGGATGATGCGCCCGCGTTCGGTGTTCAGCAAGTCATCGAAGTTGACTTCCCCGGTCACCGCGGCAACGTCGGGGTGAATAGCGCTGGCCAGGCTGTCCAGGGTGTTGCGCAGCACCATGGTCTTGATCAGCTGAATGTCCTCCACCAGCTCACCTAGTGCCCGGCCAATGGCCTGGTGGGCGACCGGGGAGGGGCACAGGCTGGCCAGCGGGGCCTCGTCGGCCAGCTCGTTCTCCAGAATCTTGCGGGCGCTGCCGGCGACGCAGATGCGACGCAGCTCGGCCACCCCGTCGCCGTCGTAGTCCACCCGGACCCACAGCTCGGCGTAGGGCACCTCGCGCATGCTGTCGTCAGTCTCGCCCTCGGTGTCGTCTGTGGTGATGCCGACCGAGCGCGCCTCCTTCTCCATGTCCTGATCTTCCTCGGACCCGGCCAGGTCTTCTAGCACGTCCTCGGGGTATCCCAGCTCACGGAGGTAGGAGAACGTGACGTTGCGGTAGTGGCCCACCAGCCGTGCGCTCTCGATGTTGCGGGCCTTGCGGTCGATCACGAACTCTTCCGGGGGCACGGCCTGGAAGCGCAGCCGGCCCTTGGTGGTGATCCGGGTCACGGTGGCGTTGAACAGGGGCTCAGGCTCGTCCGGCGGGAGGGGTTGACCATCTGGTCCAAACACCCCGGGGCCCGGCACCTGATAGGCGTACTGCTCGCCAGTCTGCTCCACCTCAATCTCGATCACCTCGGGGTCTTGCTCCAGCATGTCGATTTCCAGCTGGGTCAGCCCGCTGTGCTCGCTCTGCACCGGCGTCTCGGACTCCTCCCACCACGCCTTGAACACCCCATTCTTGCGGATCAGGGCGTCATCCACCGCGGACAGGAACTCCATGTAGCCCGGGTTCACGTCATTGACGACGTGCTCCATGTAGGCGGTAGCGTCCCGGGCCGGTTGCACGTCGTCAGGACCCTCGGGGGCATACTCCAGCACCCGGTGTGTCCCGAAGAAGATGCGCATCAGCGCCGGCTTGGCCACCTCCACGGCGTCCCTGACTTCCCGGGTCACCACCTGGGAGCGGCCCTCGACTTCGTTGCCGTACTTCTCGCCGTTGTAGGCGTCGGTGGATGCCATGCGCATTTCACCGACTTCCTCGTTGTAGTCGATAGCGTCGTCCAGCAGCCCCTTCACGATGGCGCTCAAGGTCTCTTTCGTCATCTTGTCAGCCATGATCAGCTCCTAGACTACGGCTTTGATGTTGCGGCGCAGGGGGCCACGTGGGTTGTAGGCGCTGTTCCGCCCGTGCTGCTTGGTGGTGACTGTATCATAGGGGGATTCATTAGAGTATAAAGTCAAGAGCACCGCATCCGCCTTATCGGGTGACTTGAACCCGCGCCGCTTCATGTCCTTCTTGCTCTCGACCTTCAACAAGCCGTTGCTCATATACTCGGCCTGGGGGGTAGACAACTCGCTGGCCAGTTCTTCGTCGTAGGGCAGTACCAGCCCGTGCTCCAGCATCGCCATCTTGCCCCGGAACCACAGCTCGTCACGTAGCCGCATGCCTTGGCCCAGCATCCCTGACGACTCGCTCACGTTCACCGCCACACCTGGCAGGCCCAGCTCGATCAGGCGGTCGGCCACGCCGGCACCAAGCCCAATGGCGTCCACGTAGATGGCGATGGGGCGCAGCTCCTCGGGGGTGATGTCCCAGAGGTTCTTGACCACACCCACCGTGCCCATCAAGTCCTTGCCGCCCCACGCCTGGACTTCGTAGACCACCGGCCCCCGCCGCCGGGCCAAGGCCACCCGGTCGTTGCCGGTGCGGGCCACGTCCAGGCCCCACACCTCGGGGGTGGCCTTGTCCACCTCCATGTGCCGGGCCATGGCCTCCTCGACGGCGTGGCGGGGGATGTAGCTGGCACCGTCGTCCAGCGGGAACTCCCCCAGCACCCGGATGCGGTACTCGTTGCTGTCCTCCCCGTACTGCCGGCGGATGGACTCGATGAAGTCTGGGTCCACGTTGTTGTTGCCGATGCACGACACGTGGATGGTCTTCCACCAGTCACGGAGCACGTGGTGGGTGTCGAAGAAGTACCCGCTGTTCCGGGTCGGGTTCCCAATCAGCACGGTGGTGGCGTTGGCGGTGGACATCGAGCCGGCGGCGGCCTTGAACACGGCCTCGGGGACACCCGATGCCTCGTCCACCACCAGCAGCACCCGCTCGGCGTGGATACCAGCCAGCGCCTCGGGCTTGTCGCTGGAGCTGGTACGGGCGGAAATGAACGCCTCGGTGGGCATCGACTTGACGCGGATATGGTCGGTGGTGATGTCGAACAGCTCCTGCAAGTAGTCCGGCATCCGGGTGATCCACATCTTGACTTCGGCCATCAGGCCATCAAACAGGGTGCCAGCGGCCGGCGCCGTGCAGATGACCTTGCTGGCGCCGTTGAACATCAACGTGTGGATCATGGCCCACGACAGGGCGGTGGTGTTGTGCGTCACGATGAAATCGTTGCACAGGTATGTGCGGGTTGGCGAGTCAACACTGATGCAGACCGCCTCACCCTCCCCCTCTTTCTCTATGCTAACGACAGTTCGGATGGGCTCTCGTTTTGTCCCGCCCGCCAGCCAGTCCCGGTGTAGTGCGGCCTTCCTTTCGACAGAAAAAGGGCATATGTGGTGCGGGAGGTTGACCGACACCTGATATGAGTCACGCCTTGACACTATATCTGCACCCCCGCGTCGGGTGTCCGTGCTATACCCCGCCGTGCCCCCGAGGGACTGCACAAGGCTGATCATCCCGTCACGCAAATCCGAGGACGAGGTGCAGAACACTGTCCGGTAGCCCTTGCTTCTGCCCTTACGGGGGGATATGCACCCATCAGAGTCCATGAGCCCCTGGAGAAGCGCGACTCTCTGCTCGACGCTCGCCCTCAAATAAGCGTAAGGGATAAACTTTTCACCTGACTTTCTGTGCGCCAGGCCTAGACCCATAAACGCGGCCCAGATCGCATTCTGCATGTTCCCGTAATCTTCAGTTGCGATATGCTGATAGTTGCCGTCCTTCCCTGACAGCCGGTACCCCTCCGGCAACGCCGCAGTGATCCTTTCGTAAGGCCCCTCGTCAAAACAAGACACCTTAACCGCTCCAGGAGTGCAGAGGGACCCGTTCCCCAACACATACCCCATGAGGTATGGGTCTACCGGAAGCGCCGCTTCTGGAAACTCCACTGGCTCACACATAGGTATCTGCCACCTGCGGTCCAAAGAGCCAAGTATCTCCTCTGTGGTCACCGTCCGATACCCTTTGCCCCGGTGCTTCTCCCATGCTTGCCTGGCCACCCACAGATGGGGCAGTCCAGTAAGCACATGAGTCCCGTCGGAAAAGGTCATGCGGTACAGCGGCTGCTCCCCTTGCGGGAATACGCCTGTCACCCTAGTAGGGAGGCCGTGCATGTCGTACACGGTGTCCCCTACGTGAATATCACCTATCACCTTCTGCCCGTTAGGCGTTATAATTGGTTGATTTACTTGAAAAAATTTGCCAACGCCGTGGCCCGAGCGCACGGACACTCGTCGGGTGCGCTTGACGCACACCTCCTCCAGCAGCAGGCGCTGGAAGTCGTTGGGGTCGGCGCCCAACACCTCCTGAACGAACATCACCGGGCGGCCCCGGTACTTGCGGATGAAGTCAACGAACGGGTTACTCTTCGCCACGGCACAGCACCTCCAACATTGCCATGGCTTCATCATGCGCCGCCCACAGACCGTCGATGTACCGCTCGATCACGCGATACTGGTGGTCGCCCACGGCATCCCACAGGGCCCCGCGGTCGATGGCCGGCAGCACCGGCGCCGGCGGCGGGGTGCAGTCCGG